GATGGGACTACCTGATATTGACATTGACTTTGCTGACAGGCAACAAGCACTAAAACTTTTTAAACATGTACCAGCTAGGCTCAAAGAACGTAAGCACAATACTGGTGTTTACTTTCATAGGGTACCCAGCAATCCATTTACGAGTATATGCACTGTAGAACATACAGATGCTGATAGTATGGGATTTTTCAAACTAGACTTGTTAAATCTAAGTATTTACAAAGACGTAAAAGATGACGATCATCTAAAACAACTAATGGAAAGGGAGCCAATATGGGAACTTCTGGAGCACAAAGACTTCGTAGACAAAGTGTTTCATCTAAGCGGGCACGACAAACTATTAAAACAATTGAAGCCTACCTCGGTAGAGCATTTAGCCGCGACTCTGGCGATAATACGCCCAGCGAAACGTCATCTACAGGACAAAGGGTGGCCAACGATAATGAACGAAGTGTGGATAAAACCACTAAACGATAACAAGGCCTATTATTTTAAAAAAGCACACGCATTAAGTTATGCAATGGTTGTTATCGTACATATGAATCTCATATGTGAGCAATTAGGATACTAATATGGATAGAGATAAATTCATTAATGAAATTGAAAATATTGGTTTTACAGTACACAATGATGTATTTGATAAAAACATGATTAGCGAGCTAAACGATTTTGCCAAAACAATTCCACCACAACGAGGACATGATAAGGATGTAAAATGGTACGGTTGGAATAATGTTGCAAAAATGGAAAATCCCTTAACAGACGTAGACTGGGCATATTATTGGACCCAAGATGTATTTCATCCTCATATAGATCATATAAAACAAGAACTATCACCAATGGCAGATGCCGCATTTGGCCCTGGAAATTGGATATGGTATGTACAAGATTTTATAGTGCTTCACCCTGGAATGAATTTTTATCGTCCTCATATTGATACACCATATAGATTTAAAGAGTTTCGATATGCAGAAGGCTTGTTGGGCTTGCAATTTATGGTTATGATGTGTGACTTTACTCCAGACAATGGAGCAACAGGATATGTACCAGGTACACACAAATACATCTATGATGCGATACAAATGCGAGATAATTTAGCATCATGGGCACCTTTTTTTGCTGATAATTATCAACAATACACAGCTGGTGCTGGAAGTTTTGTATGCTGGCATCCTAGATTATTACATAGCACTATGCCAAATCGCAGTAATGAAATAAGACGTGCATTGTTATTGCATGCCGCTGAAAAACAGACTGCAAGAAGATTGGATGTAATCGATCCCCAAGTCAATAGTGCTTTAAGAACTACCTAACCAGGCATTTTTCTTACTAATTGTATATTACGTCTTTTTACTCTTTTTTGCATAATGTTACTAAGACTTATACTAGGGCCATGTAATATTTCAAAATCTTTTATACTGAATGTAAGTAAACAATTTTTGAAAGGTTCAAATTGAGTTTTTAAAATAATGTTAATAGGTATCATTCTATTGGTCCCCCACCACCATTCTTCACCTAATTCTAAAAAAGTCTGTTTGTTGTCTGGCGTTTTTATACTATCAAAGTTGTACATACTAGCTAGATTATTATCTATATTTTGTATTATGCCAACATATTCTTGTCCCCCATAAGAAACCAGTGTTAAAAATGGAAATTCATCTAGTAAGTTTTGATATTTTTTTGGAATGTTGCTCATCTTAATTACTTATTCAAATAAATACAAGTGGAGATAATATAATGTATCAAGGAACCATATATCAATACAACCAAAGAGCAGAGATTCTTATCCCTGAAAGAAGAGGTACAAGTTACTTTGGACCTGACAATCATAAACCACTTATTTGCTACAAAGGTCTCAAAATTGATATTGACTTTTTTGCAAAAAATACAGATCGTAAACCACAGAGTTTGCAAAACAGAACTTACAGATGTAAGATAATTGATAGAACTAGTGGTGCTGTAATTATTAATAAACAATTAATACCTCATGATTATGATAATGGTTGTCTTGTATTAAAATTAGATCATTCAGAAACTGCACTATTTGATGCAAAACTGTATGACCTTACTATTACTTATACCATTGGAAATGACCCCGGATCATACGGAGGTACTAGTGATCAAAATATGCGTTTGAATTTTGTACTAGAAGTAAAAGATCAACCTGGTGATTTTAGGGCAAGCAACACTATAAGTGTTTTTCAAACAGATGGTGATGACAGAGTAGGTGGTAGAATGTTTGGTCCTGCACAAAATGCTAATAGGACTGGATTACAAACTGCACAAGTACACACAACAAACTATACTGGAGTTTATAAGTTTCAAGCAACTCTAAGCCTACAACCATTAAACAGTGATTACTTTGACATTCCTGGTCAAAGCTACACAGTCACAGCAGAAACCGCAGTAAAACATTATACTTTCACAGGAATGTATCAATTTGTAAGACTAGTACATACACCCGATGCAGGAAACACCGGAACACTTGACAAAGTTGTTTATAGAAGTTAATATCAATATATGATAGTATTAGACTTTATTCGTCAGCAAATGCCTGTTGGCTGGAAGCACACACCCAGTGGATGGATTAGTGGCAATTGTCCAATGTGTAGTAAACGTGGACATAATCCTGACAGGCGTGGTAGAGGTGGCATCCGTTTTGAAGATGATCATTTTCAATACAACTGTTTTAACTGTGGTTTTAAAACAGGTTGGAGCGATGGTAGACGCATAGGTGGAAAATTACAAGAACTGTTAACAACATTTGGCACTGATCCGGCTGATATACAACGAGTAAATTTAGAACTATTGCGTGAAGAAGAAATAAGCGACATTGCTGGACAATACATTGAAAAGCCCAAAGAACAAAAAGTAAAAATTGAATGGGAAACTGTTAGCTTACCTCCGAATAGTTATCGAATTGGGGAATACCCTATAAGTAAACTAGATAAAAAACAGTTAGAACAATTAGCAGTAGCTTGTGCATATATTATGAAACGTGGATTAGACTTTCATGAACACTGGCATTGGAGTCCACACATGCATTTTGCAAATAGAATCATATTGCCGTTTTACTATAAAAATAATATAGTTGGCTACACTGCAAGATGGGTGCCAGAACACAGACCAGATGCAATGCCCAAGTATTATAACCAAATGCCAAAAAACTTTGTATACAACTTGGATGCACAAAATACGCATGATACAGTTGTTGTGACAGAAGGTCAATTTGATGCACTACAAATGGGAGGAGTGGCACTTGCTGGTAATACTCCTAATAATATACAGTGTAAAATAATTGAAGATTTAGATAAACAAATAGTGCTATTGCCAGACTTTGATAAAAGCGGTATGGATACTGTAAATGTAGCAGTTAAACATGGATGGGCAGTTAGTTTCCCTGAATGGGAAGATGATATAAAAGATGCCAGTGATGCAGTGGTGCGTTATGGTAGATTGTTTACAGTAAAAAGTGTATTAGAAAGCATAGAAACAAATGCAACTAAAATTAAAATACTTGCAAAAAGTAGATGTAGATAATATGATCAAGGAATAACAATGAGGTATCCAATTTGGGTAATCAATTTACCAGATGAAGATTTACAATATTTGAGTAGTTTTATTGACTATGATAACATGGTTGAAGGAACCATTGGTGCTACAGAATCTCTTAAAGATATCAGAAGAAGTAGAATAACTTGGCTTCATGATGAAACTTTAAAAAACTTTTTATATGACAAGTTTCAAAGAGCAAATAGGGAAGTATTTGGTTTTGATATAAGTTATATTGCAGATGTTCAGCTTTCTGAATATGATTCAGCATATCAAGGAAATTATGATTGGCATATTGATGTAGATTGGTCTAGTCCTTTGTTTTATGATAGGAAGTTGAGTATGAGTATTCAGCTATCAGATCCAAATGATTATGATGGGGGAGATTTAAATTTTAGAGATGTTAACTTCCAAGCAAAACAACAAGGTGCTGTAATTATTTTTCCAAGCTATCTTTATCACCAAGTAACTCCAGTAACAAGAGGAAAAAGATTATCGTTAGTCTCTTGGATAGAAGGGAATAGATGGAAATAATGTCAAGTACAAAACTAAAATGCTTGCAAAAAGTAGATGTAGATAGTATAATAAAGGAATATTATGAGCGAAGATTATAGCACAGATTTACAAAAGTTGTACATAGAGTTCTTGTTGGCTGACAAGGATTTGTTTGTGCGTTGTAATGCTATACTTAAAAGCAGTTATTTTGATAGACAATTCAGAGATACTGTAGACTTTATACAAAAGCATGCGGATGAATATCAAGATGTTCCCATGTTGGATCAAGTCAAGGCTGTAAATGGAATTGATGTTCAAGATGTAAGTGATAGATTAAGCATAGAGCATAAAAATTGGTTTATGGATAACTTTGAACAGTTCTGTAGACACAAAGCACTAGAGGCGGCAATACTACAAAGTGCAGATAAACTTGAACGTAAAGAGTATGGCACAGTTGAAGGTATAATCAAAGAGGCAACTGAAATTGGATTAGCAAAAGACTTTGGTACAAATTATTGGGACGATCCTGCAGGGCGTATACAAAGTATCAAAGACAACAGAGGACAAAACACAACAGGCTGGCTAACATTTGACAAGGTGTTGTATGGTGGATTCAATCCAGGAGAATTAAACATCTTTGCAGGTGGTAGTGGCAGTGGTAAAAGTTTGTTCATGCAGAACATGGCACTGAACTGGGCACTTATGGGTAAGAACGTTGTGTATATCAGTTTAGAACTTAGTGAAGAACTGTGTTGTATGAGACTTGATGCTATGCTAACAGGCATGGGAACTAGAGATGTTATGAAGAATAGCAGTGATGTTGAGTTACGTGTAAAGATGGCAAGTAAGAAAGCAGGTCGTTTACAAGTTGTGCAAATGAAAAATGGTAGCACAGTAAATGATGTGAAAGCATACTTGCGTGAATATCAAATACAACACAATATACATGTTGATGCATTATTGGTAGATTACTTGGATCTTATGATGCCAGTTACAGTAAAGGTTAATCCAAGTGATCAGTTTATTAAAGATAAATTTGTTAGTGAAGAATTGCGTAATCTAGCAACTGAACTAGGAATATTGTTTGTTACTGCTTCGCAGTTAAACAGAAGTGCAGTAGATGAAATAGAATTTGACCACAGCCATATCGCAGGAGGTATTAGTAAGATCAATACAGCAGATAACTTAATTGGTATTTTTAGCAGTAGAGCTATGCGTGAACGTGGTAGGGTACAAATACAGTTTATGAAAACACGTAGTAGCAGTGGTGTTGGCAGTAAACTGGATCTTAAGTTCAACATGGACAGTTTGAAAATTGAAGATTTGGACGAAGATGAACAAGAGGATGATGGTGGGGTAACCAGCATTTATCAAAAGTTAAAAACAAAAAGTAGTGTTGCACCAGCAGGTGAAACAGTTACAGAAAACAACATGGATGCAGATCCACAAGTTGATGCAACAGATAGATTGAAAAATCTTCTGAGAAAGAGCGATTAGTGATTAGGTTAGCAACGAAACAAGAACTAGAGCACATACAAAAAGATCCAGTACGACCACACATTAGTAAAGAATGGCGTACACGCAGTGGTAGAGAAGTCTATGTATTAGAACGTGATGGAGAAATTGCCGCATGTATATGTGTTGCTTACATGGATGAAGTTCCTACTAGTGAAAAAGATATGAAATGGGTAGGAATGAATACGGCAGTATTTTATACCGTATGGAGTTATAAATCAGGAGCAGGGAGGGAAATAGTAAACGGAGTTGTTGAATGTATCAAGAGTCAACGTCCTTGGGTAAAACGTTTTGTTACATTAAGTCCACTTACAGAAATGGCAAGAGAATTTCATATTAAAAATGGTGCTAAGTTTATTGGAAAGCATCATGATTGTCAAAACTTTGAATATGAAGTTTGCTGAAGCAAAGGTGCTGTGTACCTTATCTTTTATTATTGTATGATTCTGAACTGCAAATACGAGAGAGTCAATAATATGAGCCTATGTTGTGCCTGTGTTTTGTACTTGCATGCCATTGATGATTATAGCTCTTATTGTTAAATGGATCCTATGTTGAGAATCAATTTTACTGCAAATGCCATAAGTGCTAGTCACCAATGCTCCAGCAACAATATTTACTAAATACTATTGATATGAAGCGAAAAACAAGATCATTATTGGAAGAAATCAATGCAATGTCGCCCAAACGTGACAAAAAGCATATTGTAGAATCTAATGGGCAACAAGTAATTGTTACTGCAATTAATCTTATCAATTTGATCAACGAAAGTTTTGATGTGGAAACTGCGGCAGATTTGAACAAACGTTTGATTAATGCTATTAGAACCAAAGATCCACGTAAGTTTCAAAGAGGTATTGGTAAAGTAAATGAAAATAAAAGACATACTGAGCGGGACTAAGAAACGCAGAAGATTACGTGGTAGCCGTATCAAAAGATTAATTGGCGACAGTTTACACAATCCATTGCGAGAAGGTGGCAAAATATTTCCTAACGCTATACCTTTTGACCATGACATGATTCCAGATATAATGAAAAGCATTAACAGTGTATTGTCTAAGACCAATACTAAAGCTATTCCGATTGGAAGTGGTGCTACTCCAAAGTCAGGTAAAATGAGCGGAGACTTGGATATGATTGTTGACCTTGCTGACTTACAAAAAGCATACAACATGCCAGATGAAGAAGCAAAGGTTATTAGAAAGAAACTAAGACAGCAATTCGATCTAGCAGGATTTACAACAGGACAAAGTGGTACAAGTGTACACGTTGAAGTGCCAATGGGAGATCATACACATCAAGTTGATATAATGGTTGTTGCTAATGCAGAAACAGCCAGCAAGTTTCATACTCACAATATACCAGATGGTAGCAAGTTCAAAGGTGTAAACAAAATGATCACCATAGCTAAATTAGCAAAAGATGCTGGCATGAAATGGTCACCTTACAAAGGACTTGTAAACAGAGAAACAGATGAGTTAATCAGTAGTAACCTGGATGACATTGCCAAAAGATTAATTAGTCCAAATGCCTCAGGAAAAGATTTAGGCAGTGTAGAAGCAATCATTTCTGCATTGGGCAAAGAAAAAGGTGATGCATTATTGGCAGACTTGCGTAGCGATCCAAACTGGAAAGAACTTGACTAATGAGAGCCAGCCAATTCCTAACTGAAGCTACACAAAAAGGTAGAGAGTACAATCACTTAGAAGACCTAGTTACATTTGAAGGCAGTAAAGGCGCACTTAAGGCGGCTGAGATACTAACACGACTAGGACAAGATTCCAAAGACGTTAGCATCAAGTGGGACGGCAATCCAACATTGTTTTGGGGTAGAGAACCAGACGGTACTTTTGTAATGACTGGTAAAAATGGATGGGGTAAAAATAAAACAACTAGTAGTGGAGCCTTGTCAGATTTTATAATGAACACAGGTAAAGGTGAAGCCTGGAGACAGGACTTTGCTAATAGTATGGGTAATATATTTGAAATACTAGAAGCTAATACACCTGCTGATATGAAAGGATATGTATACGGAGATTTGTTATACTATCCAAGTAAATCTTTTGCAAAAACAGATGCTGGAATACAGTTTACACCCAACAATGTCACATACACTGTTGATCCTAATAGTAAACTTGGACAACGTATTGCTGGTAGTCAAGTAGGCATTGTTGCACACACATATCACGATGCATTTGGAGACAAACAAGGCACTCCTATTAAAAATACCAATAGTGTTAACAGTAATGAAGTGGTAGTGTTAGGACAAACATATGTAACACATCAACCCAAAGTTGATACAAGTGACGTTCAAGATATAGTTAGTACGGCAAATGCGAACGCACAAATAATAGACAATTGGTTAGCGCCGGAACAGGGACTGAGTAGAAAAGATGCAATACTCTATAACTATGTTAACCAAATGACCAAGCAAGGTAAGTTAGCCCAACTCAGGACAGGATTTATGGATTGGCTGAAAACCAGTAAGGTCAGTAAAGGACAGCAAGCAAAACTTATGGCAGGCGATACAAAAGGATTAGATGCTATACTAGAGCTGGTTGTTAAAATACAAACTATAAAAAACAATATTATTGATCAACTGGATAATGCTGGTGCAGATGTAACGGCAAGCACAGGCGGTGAGCGTGGTGGCGAAGGGTATGTTGCTACCAGAGATAAAATTAAACTAGTACCTCGTCACCGTTGGACACCTAACTAAGGTAAATACTGTTATGGATGAAAAACAATATAAATTAGAACTTGGTTTTATTGGACAAGAAATCAATGAAAGCAAAATGTTTAGAAGTAAGAATCGTATTGAAGGTACTAGTAATAGAGATATGGCAGACCTTACTTTTATGAACATGCTTGCACTTTATATTTTATACAATGAATATGATTTTGCTCCAGCCGCCAAAGGCTATGCTAAAAAGACTATGATGACTGGAAATTTTAATAATTTTAGAATTGGTGGTACGGATCTATACATGTCACTAAACAGTTTAAAAAATGGTACAAGCACTGCTAGAGAGAAAGACCAAATACAACAATCTAGAATAAATTTACCAGAAGTTAAAATAAAAAATTTTTTAAATCAAATGCGTATGGGTAGACCAATTACAGGTGTCCAATCATTTTTTCTAAACCTAGAACGTGGATTAGATATACAAAATTCAAATTATCGTAGTATAAGAAGATTAGCACAAGACTGGCCTCGATTAAACGGAATGCAAAAACAATTGGTCATTACACGTATGTTGCAGTTTTATAGAACCAAAGCATTAAGAAGTGAACTTTATAGTTTTATAAGAGACATGGCAAGAAGTCAAGGACTAGAAACCAAGAATGCACACAATGCAGAAACTCCTAAAATGAGAGGTAGTGATACATTATCTAGAATTGCCACAATGGCGGCAGGTGGTATTGGTGGTTTTTATGCAGGCAGAGCTATTGGAAGAAATATTGTTAAGTGACAAATTTTACAGCCTTTACACTTGTTGATATAACACCGACTAGAGAAACTAGAACAAAAAATAATAATACATTAAAATATTATCAACAACAAAATCAAAACACACTAATTCAAACAATAGGTCTTAGAAGTCAACCCATTAATATGCTTACTAGCGTATTAATGACACAAGATGTAGTTGATTATGGCTTTGGATTACAGTATAAAGGACTACATACAGTATGGAAATTTAATTTTAGTATAGAGCATAGCAATGTATTTGATTATAACGGAAAAAAACTTCATCATTTAATAAATGATGCAGATGGAGTAGCAATAATTACTGGAATAGAAGAAACAGCAGAAATATCATCTCGCTGTTTTGAAACAACAAATAAAAAATGTATAAATTTAATATTCAAAGAAAATACAGATTTACAATACTAACATAAATATACATATAGGCATAACACTGGCACAACTAAGGCAAACATATATTGAGGCACCCTATAAGAACTAAAGTCACTGAAGTGATAGGAAAGCTGAACTATGTCAACCTCGACAACCACGTCATTAGAACGTACAAATTTAGAAGCCCATGTTGATCTTTGTGCAGAAAGGTACAAGGGATTGGAAACACGACTAGATAACGTTGAAAAAGCGGTGAAGGATCTTCATACGGAGATGCGAGCTATGCACGACGAAAATATAAAAAATCATCAGTCTAGTAATAAAATCATGCTAGGCGCCGCCGCTACAGTGGTAGCAGGTATTCTATCAACCATTATTGTTTTAATAATGAACTAACTCTCCGTATAAATACACATATGAACTTGCAAGAATTAGATACCAGTAATGTGATTGAAGCTCAGTTAGTTTGGGCCCGCAAAGGCAAAAGTGTGAGTAGAAAGTTCCGTTGTGCAGTTGGACAAAGAAGAGGTAGATTAGTAGCTAATCCCAGTCAATGCAGTGCTCCAATAGATATTAAAAAACGTTTAACGCTGAAAAAAACCAAAGCTCGTATGGGTAAGCGTATGGCTCGTAAAGCACAACGTACTAAAAAGTTTAACCCAGCAAGTAAAGCTGTGCAAAGATTGAATAAAGTAGGAAAAAGAAGATGAAAATAATGGATATCATTGATGACAAGTACACTAAAAAAGGTACATGGATTAAAGACGGTGTTCTTATGTGTAATAAAGATTGCTGTGGAGCACCAGTAAGTGAATGTTCATGTGATTCAAGTTGTAAAAAATGTAACTGTTATAATCTTAAAGAAGAAGGCGTAGTAGAAAGATACGGAATGCGACAAGGTGGGGCACAAAGTAGAGATGCGGCAGATGATGTAATGAATATGAATAAACGCAACAGTAATAGAGCTATGGATCAAAATCGAGAGCAAATGATAAAAGCCGCATCAGCACAAAGACTTGCCGACAAAAGAGCAAGGAAGATTCCAACAGGACTACCTAATAGATTATTAAATCCTCAACAACCACAAGCACCAACGACGGGACAAAGCTAATGAGAGCAATGGTAACCAAAGGCGGAATTCAAACCTGGATCAACACCAGAGAAAATAGTTTTATTGAAAAGTACTTTCAAACAAATGAATTACTAGAAGCAAAAAATTTGACCGAAAGAGAAAGATATATTGCACAAAATTTAGTATCTAGAGGTGTATTAGACAAAGAAGTTAACGAAGGTAAATCTAGTTATAAACTTAATATTAACAAAATGGCGAGGTAATCATGAATCAAGATACAAAAGAAATGTTCAACATTCTGAGTAAACTAGACAAAGTAGATAAAACTACACGTATAGTAGCTGAAAATGCACAAAAAGATGTTGAACTTAAAATGGCAATAACACAAAAAATTAACGAAAACAGTGTTAGTGTACAGAACTATCGTGTTGATATTATTTTGCAACCATTTGCTGGTCGTCAAAAGAAGTTTTACAATGTAGTTGAAGGTGATCGTATTTTATACAGAGAATTAGCTTTATTTGAAACAGCAATGGGAATAATTAAAAGTTTAATGACAGGTAAAACAAGTAAAGTACAAGAACTAGCTTCATATGATGAAATATATGCAAATAATTTATATGAAGTGTATATGCATAATAGTAGAATTAAAAAAGGAACTATCAACGAAGACGTTGCTGTAGCAAAATCTGATAGAGCCAAGCAAAAAATGTATGAAGCAAAAAACAAAATTTTAAAAAAACTATAAATACATTATATAGAACGGGAATAGAAACATGTATCTAAACGATTTAAACAGTGCAAAGCACAATGTAGATAAACTAAATCGTATTCTTGCTGATACATTCAATCATGAGGTTGATTTGTCAGAAATGAGTACAGATAGTTTAAACAGGATGCTGAACACAACAGAAGCCAAAATGATGGCAATTAAAGAAACAGATTTAAAATACTGGGAAAATTCGCAGTATAATAAACTTGGACTTATTCAACATCAACTCAAAACATTTATTAGTGAAATTGCGCCAGCGAGAGCAGACGGCAAAGCTATGAAACCAAAATCAGAAAGCGTTGTAATGGAAGACGAGCTAGAACAAGCAGAAGTTATGCTAGCGGCTCAAGAACTAGTAGATGAGTTACAAAAAATGGTAGAAGATATTGCAGAAATGCAAGTACAAAAACTAATGCCAATTGTTGATGCAATGAAAGAGCAAGTAGGTTTTGCACAAGCAGAAGCATATAATAATGCAGTTGATTCAGCACTCGGTGGATTACTAGATCAAAGTAAATCAGCAAAAGACGCTGTTGAAAACGCTACATTATCTGCTAGAGGAGAAGCACCGGCACA